GCCATGTAGTCACTTGGAAACATTAATATGTCTCCTCTTTTAGGAAAGTATTCTATATCTAAATAAGGAAAATAATGTGAACCGGCAGTAAAGTTTTTGCCATTAAGTTCGCTATCAGATTCAACACTATCATTAATATAGAATATTGTACCAACCACATTCTTCATTGCCAATTGCTGAGTCGGATGCGGAACACCATACATGTAGTCCGTTTGTATGTCCGCGTGAGGACCCATATAAACATCTGATTTATACTGAGTTATGTGACCTCTACTTTGCCACCAAACACACTTGTAGACCAAAGGAAACATTTCTATATATTTTAACAAACATTTATATTTTACTTCGTCAATAAAAGCTAAAGTTTTCATTGCCTGAAGCTCTTGATCTCTATGAATTCTTGTAGCCCTATATGGCATTTGCTCTATGGTTTCGATAGGAAAATAATAACCGCTATTATTTACATAAACTTCTTCCCCAGTATTAGGGTGTATAGCGAGGCTATACATTTCTGCTTTTTCTTTTTCTATACTTCTTTCGCAAAAATTATACATCCAATCCCAGTCTACAGATGCTGCGTTTTCAAAAAGAACAACTCCACCACCCAAATGTTTTCCCTGAACGTCATTGTAATTCATCATGATCATTGCCTCCAACTGTATTGTCTAACTCGGCTAACTTTAATAATCCCTTAGTTCCTGGTCCAATTTTTTTACCATCTGCATCTAGACCGGTTTTTATCCCCTTTACCCATGTCCATGGTTTTTCCTGTGAGTTTTTCATTTTCAACTCATTATATTTTCTTCTTGATTCTTCAAGTTCTCTATCTTCCCATCTATTAAGTACTTCGAATTCTACACTTGGAAGTAGATCTGTTGGATAAATAGTAAAAAATAAAAATGGACTTCCTTTAGGAAATACAACTGGTTCATTAATCTTATGAATTACCCAGTTTGTTTGTACTTCGTCTGGCCACCAACTGCTAGGGATACTTGCTGTCATCGGTGAGGCTCCATCAACATAATAATTTGGCGAACCAGTTGTCCATAAACTATAACCTTCTTCAGTGTTTATAGCCCAACCGGTTGCAATTGATATCATTCCGTGAATATTTGAGTGGGCGAAATGAAATCCATTATGGACACCACCGCTAACTATTCTTGCTGGACTAGGTCCACCATCCCAAATCACAACTAGTTCTTCGGGAAGAATCATTTCCCATCCACTAACATTTGCCGTGGTAACTGGTGTGCATTGATATGCGTGCTTGTTATGAGTTTGATCCATCCAGTCTCTTTTGAGTCGAGACTGTCTTATTTCAACTGAATTATTATGAGTTCTTGAAAGTGTTACTTTTGTCATTTAAATACCTGAGAATGAATAATCTGAATCTAACTGCTTTATTGGGCCAGGCATTCTATCGCGGAATCTTGGAGCTTTTCCCGCATTAGGATCAGCTGGTGATCCATCTAAATTATGACCATACTGAAAACCTTTATGAGTTCTTTCGTTATAATCAAACATTGTCACAACTGCGTATTTTGTTCCAGATATAACTGGAATAGAACTGTGAGCATAAATGTAGGTTGATGGGAATAATATTATATCGCCAACTTTTGGTTTTATTTTCAATTTAAGAATATCAAAGACTAGTTCTCCACCTTCATAATCATCGTTAAGATATGCTACAGATGAAACTGTGCAATTGTAGCTATATCCGTGGTCTGCATGCGCGGAGAAATGTTCGCCTGGAATGTATTTAACAAAATTAAAACTTTCCATAAAATCCATTTTTATTCCATGTCTAACTTCATAGTCATATAGACACTCAAGTAAAGGAGACTTTACTGCTTCACATGCTTCTTTGATTTCAGAAACTTCTGGAAAATTCTCCCAAATTGTATTATCTGGATGAATTTTAAAGTCACTACAATTTCTATAACCTTTATCTTTTCTTAGGTCGCCAGTTGTTCCTAGGTCCCATTTAAATATATCATGATTAGACTTTTCTAATCCAGACTCAAGCTTATTAATTATATTCTCCGTGTCTTTGATGACACCTCTGTATATAATAATTCCTAATCTTGGATCAAAAACATATTGTGGGTTCATAATTACTTGTCTCCAATAGATGTGTGATATACTTTAAAGCAGAATCCAGTATACCACAATTTGCGGAGGGCTAAATATGTTCAACGAAGAAATAACAGAAGAAAAACCTTGGAAAGTTTTGCCTGGAACATTTGGAGATTCTACCGATAATATTAAAGTTATAGAAAATTTTATTGATAAGACCGATCTGCTAGCACTGCAAAACTTTGTATCCAAAATAGATGAATGGGATAATTCAAGAGAAAGCGAATACCATGAAGATGGTACCATTAAATATGGTGCCGATGTTTGGCTAAATAGAACATGTAGCTCTTACATTGTAAAGAGATTAGATAGAAATATATATGATCTAATTGATTTTTATATTGATAAAATGACCGAAAAAATAAATAAAAATTATAATTGTATTGTTGAAAAAAGACCACCAGTAATAGTATGTTGGAGACCTGGTGATTTTCAAATAGCTCATGCAGACAAGCAACTGCAGGACGGAAGACCTAACGCTTTTCCTGATTATGATATCAATTCATTATTTTATATTAATGATGATTATCTTGGTGGCGAGCTTTTTTATACACAACACTCTTTAAAAATAAAGCCAGTAGCTGGTATGGCTGTTTCACATCCAGGAGATGTAAATTACATACATGGAGTAACCCCAGTTCTATCTGGAGTTAGATGGGTTATTCCAGCCTTTTACGCTGTTAATTCTTTTTAGAATTATTTAAACGCTGGAGGAGCAAAGAACCCTGGAGGGGCAAAGAACCCTGGAGGAGCGAAGAATCCCGGTGGACCAAAGAATCCTGGCGGTGAGAAGAACGCTGGCGGACCAAAGAATCCTGGCGGTGAGAAGAACGCTGGTGGAGAGAAGAATGCTGGTGGAGAGAAGAATGCTGGAGGTGAAAATGCGCCTACTGCATAGTCAATTGCGGTTCCCAATGGAGTTACCGTTGTATCTGTAACGGCTGGTAACACGGTATTGTTTAATGCTACAGTGGTAGTTGCAGTTGTTGTAACTGTACCAACCGTAAAACCTGCATTAGTTATAGTGCTATTCGCTGTTGCGGCTGCCGTACCCTCTGCGAGGGTGGGTTTAGCTGCTTTTCTTTTTTCTTTTTTTCCGCTCTCTGCTGCCATATTATGCCGCCAAGTCTCCTAGTGCTACCCACGTATCTGTGGCTCTCTTTATAAGTGTAGCAGATGCCCACTGTGTGCGCAACTTGAGGCCAGGGGTTGCGTTGATTGTAACTCCAGATTGAGGTGTAAGAGTAGTTTGTCCTGCACCAGTCTGAAGAATCGTTAGCGTTGTACCCACTGGGAAAGCTACGTTTGCATTAGATGGCACTGTTAGAGCGTTTCCTGAGGCAACGTTCATTTCTATCATCTTGCCATTATCTGCCAAAGCTAAAGTATAAGCTGCAGTTTGAGCATTGGTTACTGTATCCATGTAAATCGTCTGGTAGTACGTCCCATCGTTGGTGAATTCCCAACGATCTGATGTTTCATTCCAGCGAAGTGACACTGTTGAAGATGCACCTCTAGATATTTCAATACCAGCATTTTCTGTTGGTGAACCACTCGTCACGTCAGAGTTTAAAGTTATAATATTGTCTGCTACAGACAATGTAGAAGTATTTACTGTAACTGTTGTTCCAGTAACTGTTAGGTTACCAGAAACGGTTAAGTTACCAGCTATAGTTGGATTAGATGTGTTAACCCAAGCTGAACCGTTATAGAGAAGGACTTGGTTTACAGCTGCTGAGCTTATAGTTACATCTAGAAGATCGTTGATATTTACAATCTCTGCTACGGATGAGTTAATCCAAGCTGAACCATTATATCTTATAAACTGATTATTTGCAACAGACGTTATTGTTACATCTGCGAGGTCAGCAATATTTTGAATTTCTGTGCTAACTGCGTTAACCCAAGCTGAACCGTTGTATTTCAAGAATTGATTATTTGCAGGTGTAGATATAACTACGTCAGTAAGACTGTCTAGATCGTGTGCTGCCCAAGAAAGTCCACTTGTTGCTGACGAGTTTGCTGCGAGTCTTTGACCATTTGTTCCAACTCCCAAAACTGCTGGGCTATTATCTGCTGAAGCTGTAAAGATATCGCCTTTTGCATTGGCTAATGTCTTGAGGATGGCTTCGTCTGCAATCTCTGCAATGACGAATGCTGTTGTAGCTATTTGGGTATTATTTGTGCTGACATTTGCTGTTGGAGCCAACGGAGCACCAGTAAAAGTTGGATTTGCCAATGTTGCATAACCAGTAAAAGAAACAGCTGATTTGCTTGTTCCAGTTACTCTTCCATAAGAGTCCACAGATAAGCCAGCAACAAAAGTTGTATTTGTTCCTGTATTGGTATCTGTTTGAGATACGTTAGCCAAGTCAATGCTGTCGGCATTAACCACTATTCTTCCTGAGCTTGCAGTAACAACATCTACTACGTTATTTGTTACCAACAAACCATTACCAGCTGTAAATGCACCTGTTCCAGTAAACTGCGAGTAGACTAAGCTATCTGTTCCAAAAACAATGGTGTCATTTTCTCCAGTTGCTGTTCCTGAAAGAATAAATCCACAGTTGACGTTGGTTGACCCACCAGTAACAAATATGGCGTCACCCTTTTGAACTTCTCCAGATGGATTATTATCAGAATCAGTCCTTCTAGTCAGAACCCATACTGCGCCAGCTGAACCAGTAGCAGTTACTGAGTAAATTCCATTTTGCTTTGCGTCTGCTTGGTTCTTTACCAGAATAGAATAACCAACTGACACAGTTACGCTATCAACAGTCAGCGCCGCATTAGCTGTTGCTGTTAGTGTTGCTCCAACACCATCTGTGCCATTGTTGTAGTTGCATGTTGGTAGTGCTGCTGTTGTAGCTAAAGCAACAGGATCATGCCAGTTAACTCCTGCAAACAAACTGTCTACATATTCTCTTGTAGCCAACGCCGTAGAGCCAGTTCCTGCGTTAGATGCAACTACAGAAGTAACGTTCATTACTCCGTTTGCTGCTATATTACCAACTACTGTGCCACTTGAATTCTTAAATTCGACTAATGGTGCGGTTGCTCCAGTTGCGGCTTTGAAAACAACAGACTCATCATTTACTGTTATTTCTGGTGCGGTTTCTGTTCTTAAACGGGCCATGGTACTCCTATGTAAATCGATATCTTGTTCTATAGTACAAGTAGAAAACTAGTTTTATAGTAATAAGATTATAGGAGTTTTATTGTGTTATTCTCTTTAAAAATTCTAACATTTTTCCCGTATATTTTATACGTCCAAAATGGGTCAAGTTAATAGTTGGATCAACCCAAATCTTTCCACCCATCTTCTGCCAATATCTACAGAAGCCATAATCCTCAGATAAGAATCTTCCATCGTCATCAACATAAGAATTAAATAAGGCATACGCGTTATCTATTTCTGATCCACTTAATGCACCAGTGTCATCTTTATATTTTAACTTCTTATACTTCTTAAACATCTTATCAAACACTTGACGCTTAATCAGCATAAATCCAGTGCCGGCCTCATAACATTCTACTGCGCCATTGTCAATGTTTAATTGCGTTTCACCAGGCTTGGTCATGTGAACGACATATCTAGTTGCATATTCCATGAGGTCAGGAGCTGCAACATCCCCCATAGCACCTTCTTTTACCTTATCCCAATTAATTTCCTTAATTGGATACGATGCGGTCATAACATCTTTTTCGTGCCAAAGAAGTTTTAAAATAGCTTCTTTATCAAACTGAAGATCTACGTCAATAAATACCATATGCGTAAAGTCAGGATTGCCCATGAACTTGGCGACAAGGTTGTTTCTTGCGCGATTAATTAAAGAATCAGAGATTGTACAGACTGAATACTTTAAACCTATTTCTTTAAAGAAAAGACAAGCTTGCAAAAAGCTCATCATAAATGGCTCTGTTACATGTGAATCGTAACACGGAAGAGCAAAGAATACGTTCCATTCTTGGAGTTTTTCTTTAGGTATTGTTATGTTTATTGGTTGTTCTTCTACGGGCATGTAGTATATTATATCTTGCTTTTTAGTCCAGGTCAAGATCTGTTACAAATATATTTTGTGTAATAGTCTCACCATCTATGATATTTGTTATTTTTTTAGTCTGTGGGTTTATTACGCGTCTTAGATCGATATCTTCTTCGGATTCAGAGTTAAGCTCTTTTCTTGAGCCACTACTTACATGATCGTTGCATACTGCTACAATTTTTCTTGGATAACCAGTAAAAATTAAATTATTAGCTTCCAAAATACAAAAATGACATTCGATCTTTTTTAGTTGATTTAAAATTATAAAATAATCTTCAGCTTTTTTAATAAATTCTTTTCGGTCAAAAGCCTCATTAATAAAATACATTGCTGTTTTATTGTCATGCTTAGAAATAAATGTTTTATTTTTTACAGAATGAGTCAGTGAATAAGTGTAATTAAACATGCCCATCCCATCAAATGGTTTTGCGGGGCATGATAGGTGATCAATTATTATTGAGCAGTCGTCCATTTTTTCATCTAAGTATAAATCAAATTGAATTTCAGCTGGATAAATATCATCCCAAATTTTTATAACAAAATAACCATTATCTAGTACTGCGAATCCGAATTAAACCTTTAAACGATTCATTTGATATATATGAAATCGAAGGTTTTCCTATTTGTTTTCCTAAATAGTTTTTATGTATAATTCCAAGTCGGTGATCGCAAAAATGTTTTTGATCATAAATTTCACATAAAGAATTAATAAGGATTTCAAATAGGTATTCATCTTTTATTGGATTAATTGTAAATCCATTAATTATTAAATGTGAAACTATTTCTTCATCGTGAGAAGTCTTACCGAGAGTTTATTTTTATTTGTTGCTCTTCTACAGACATATTAAAATATTAGC